CTGCTGGCAAGGCCAGGGTATAAAGACATTACGATCTGATACCATTTCCCCCTAGTATAAATAACATTACGAAGGGATATAAAAAATCCTGGAAAGTTGGTATGTTTTGTCAAATAAGATTACGAAGCATGTATATTTTTCCCCAAAAGTTATATGTTTTTGTATAAAAAATACTTGACAAATTGGGGATATTATGCATACTTGACAAATGAAGATATGTGTGATAGGGGGATTTGGAGATATTTGGATAGGGGGATTTGGGGAAAATGATTACGAGGCTTGTTAAAGATGTGCTCAATTACCCATACATCTTTATACTTATCCACAGCTTGTTAATAACTTTTATATCCAGTAAGATTTATCTGTGGATAACTTAGTCAAATCTGTGTATAATTATGTGTATTTTTGGGGGTATATGTCTACAATTCGCCTATGTCTAGATGCTCTTCATCTGTGGACAAATCCTGATTTGCTGTGGATAACTCATCAGGCAACATGTCTTCATCAGAAACGATCCACTCTTTCATTGCTTCCATCAGGTGTGCTTCTCTGTAGTATTCGTCAAGGATATCCTGTCCCTTTACTTCATAGGTCATATCCTCATATGTAAGCACATAGGTTCTATCTGGAAATATCATATATCTATACTTGTCTTTCATATACTAATTATATCTTATACTAGGGATTACGAAGCACACTTTAAATTCCCCGAAAATATGAGGCAACTTCTATCATCTTGCAGTCGTCTACCGAAACCTCAATAAACTGCTCACCCTTGGTGTATATCGTATCTTTGGTTATAACCTTAGCATTTGCTAGTACCGTTCCTGGAACGACAAAGGCATGTGTTCTCTCGTGGTTAAAGGTTACGAAGGATACCTTGTCTGGATCGGATAGGAACTTCTGCTTCCTGTTGGAATAGTGTAGGGTCTTGTAGGCAAAGGATGGTCCTTTCCAGTTGTGCTTTACCTCTACCTCAAACTCTCTAGGCTTACCGTCAAGGTTCGTAGCCAGCACGTCTATGCCATACTGATCTGGATTAACCCAAGCGTCCCAGCCACGTGCTGTTAGGATGTCTATGAATAGGTCTTTGGCGTTGTCGTCTGAACCATAAAGCTCTGGACTAAATGGTTTACTTACGGTCATCTTTGTTCCAAACAAATATGAGATAAACAAATGTAGCGAGATAGGTAACTGCTACTACATAGGATATAACCTGTACTGGATTCATCTTTCCCCCCTAATAAGTTTCAAAAGCTTTGGTGTAAGCATAACCTTCTGGTAGTCCCCATTAGAGTTATCCACAAGTATCTGGATGATTCGATCTTGCTCTGCTTTTACCATGGCATCAATGTATTCACTAAGCCAGATAGTTGTTGTTCCATCTGGTAGTTCGTATACTATGGTTGGTTCTGGCTTTGCACCTTTGAAGATGCTGTACCCTGGATCTGTTGGTTCCATTAGTCTTTCTTCCTGTATACCGCTTTTTTAGCCAACCACTTCTCAGTCCAGCCAAACAGCAAACCCATTACGAAGACAACTGAACCAATACCCATAAGGGCTACAAACAGTTGGAAAGCCATTGGACTAGATAGTAGCCAGTATAGGAATAGGATAAGCATACCTGCTAGGCCAATACCGATAGCCACTAGGCTAACATAATAAACTACCCTGGCAATGATTAGTTTGGTTTCATTCACCATTTGAGCTATCTTTGAACCCATCTGGTAGATTGTCTGTGTTATATTGCTCTTTGTCCATCTCATATTTCTCCTTAAATTGAACCATTACTCGTTATTATTTGAACCATCGATAAGTTTGATAGATGCACTGATGGCATCAGCATAAAATATGCCTATACTCTGCTCTGCCAATTGCTTTTCTAGCATCTTGACGATGCGTTCACGTTCCTGTGCTCTAGCAATCTCTACAAAGTGGTTGATGGCCAGGACATCTTCCTTGCTAAAGGATGAATCCAATACGAGCATATCGCTCTCTACTTTAATCATTGGCCTGCTCCTTGATAAGTGTGATGAGCGGTTTTAAGACGCTAGTAGCCCACTTGTCGCAGTAGACATTGTGGCAATCGCATCCCTGATCTTCCAGTAGTTTGATAATGCGTTCACGCTCGGCACGAACACCATCCTGATACTCCTGCTCCTGATCCCAGCCACTCATTACGCCACCTGCTTGTGGGTAACCCAGTAGTACTGGCACTTGTCGCAGCATGGCTCATTGTTTGGGTTTTCGACGGCGGTATGAAACTCAAAATAAAACTCTGGGTCTTTACGATATAGGTTTGCTTTGTGTGTAGTTGTCACACGTGCCATAACCTTTTTGTCGTCCATCCACTTAGGGTTATCTACACCCCAATATTGATACATACGCTCACTAAGGTCCTTAAGATTACGAACGTTGTTCTCTGTCTTGATGCCACGCTCATTAGCCTCGTCAACCATAGTCATAGCGTAGTTGTACAGACCCCACTCATGCCCACGCCACATCTTGACAGCAGGGTGGTTACGCCATCCAGCGTGAGGGTCATCGTTTGACAGGACATTGAGGATCTGGTAGCACTCTAGAATCTGCTTATTGAGTCGCTTATTGTCTAGAGTTCGTGCGGTATTAACAAATGATTTATATGGTAAAAAAGTTTGCATGTTCTTCTCTCGTTTAACGGAAACTTTATATATTAATTATACCCTTAAACAAGGGCATTGTCAAGCCATTGCTGCAAAAGATCTTGCATCTGGATGGAGTTTAGTTGCTCAAATTCATCAATAAGATCGGGGGCAATGTTATCCCTAAGCAGTTCCATAGTTCGCTTCATCTGGACTGCTGGGTTATTGGTTGCGGATACAGACATTACGAGCATGGCAGGAAGTGTCTGGATGTATGGGACTACGGCAGAAAAGCCTTCGGTTTTAATTTCTACAAGCATTATGCTCCTTATTGTGGGATATTTGGATATGTCCAGTATACAGGAGAATAGGCCTTGTGTCAAGGCTTTGGTTCTCTTATTTTCCGCCGAGCTTTTACCGCCCGACTTTATTACGATATGTTGGAAATTGCCCTGTCAAGACCATTAGAGATCTCAAAGTTTTGTGCACATAGTTCATGCTCACACTTGCCATCAGCATTAAAATCATCACAGATCTTTCCCGACAGAAGCCTGCTCATTGTTACGAGTGCTGCCTTGTATCCCTTGTTGTACTCTGTCTGTCCCCATTGTTCGAAGTCAGAGAGCTTCATGTTAGCAATATTATTAAAGTCCATTAGCTTTCACTGAACCCTTCCCATGTATCATCTTTAGTATTCTTGTGCTTTTCAAGCATTGGGATAATGTCCCTAACCTGCAAAGGCTCTTCTCTGGTCCAGTCAATAGACTCTATGTTGTGGTTTAAAACAGACAGGATCTCGTTATAGGCTTCTTTCTTACCAGATTCTAGCCCATGCTCATACCCGAGGTCATACGCAGACTGCACTAAGCGTTGCTGTTTATCAGCCAGTCGCTTAAAAAATTTAACCATTAGTTAATTATACCTTTTGGGGTCTTGATTGTCAAGTTATTTAGGGAACTTGTTCATCCAAGACTTTGTTGTCTCCGTGATACCGTGCCAGGCTGACCAGTCTTTGCCACCATTAGACATTTTAAAAGCAATCTTAGCATTGACGTATGGGTTGAATAGGTCTTTGTTGCTGTCTAAATTAAACTGCTTTAGTCTGGCAGGTCCTAGCGAACCAATCATATTGATCTGGAATAGACCATAGGAATTATCCCCTGTGTTACTATTACGATTGTGTGCCAGTGGTCTCCCTGTCGATTCTTTCATCGCAGTACCCCATGCTTCTTTGAGATTGTGACCACGGAATCCTACCGAATAAAGAATCTTTTTTAGCTCAGTTGCAGATAGACGGCTTTTCTTTGTGTAGACTGGCTTAAGGTTTTTCATAAACTCTACCGAAGAGTCATTCTCAACCGCAACGGTATGATCTTGGAGTGGGGTTTCTGCCTGTGCCGTGTTTGTAGCCACTAACGGCAAAACGAATAGGGCTAGGGTAACCTGTATTTTGTATTTAGTGATGGGTTTCATACCTACAATTATACCAGTTAGCTCTGGTGATGTCTACCCCAAATAGTGGTATAATTGAGCATGGACTCTGAAGAAATTCTACAAGAGCTAACTAGACTAATTAATGTTATTGGTCCTGCTGGCGAAGAAATCTTTGACCTTTCTATGGGATACCAGAGAATCCTTTTCTTTGAAAAGTTTCGTGCTCTTCTGGCACAAAAAGACATGGTCAATGATCAAATCGCCCTTGACGTTCTTAACTGGGCATACCAACTCTTATCTGAATAATAATGTATAATAGTAGTATGGCTACTCACTCACTTCTTACTCTTAGCAACTCTACTGCTACCAGACTTACTCCACCAGGAATTCACTCTGGAATAGACATTACGATCCAAAATGTAAACGCCTCTGGCTACATCTATATTGGAGCACAAAACGTATCTTCGGAAAGCTATGGTTACCGCATCCTCCCCAATCACGCTATCTCTATAGAACTAAACGGAAGAGACTCTCTTTACGTTGTCAGCAGCGTTTCTGATATGAAGGTGGCGGTTCTCAAAACTAACCTTGAGGCTGGTATGTAATGGCTAGATTTACGCACCCTGCCTTCGGTGATACTGATGGCCTGACTACCGAAATAAAGTCTTATTCTCCAGTATGGTCTGGAACTGGCTTGACTTTTACCAACACCCCAGCAACTGGGTCCTATGTTAAAATCGGCAACCTGGTCATTGTACAAATAGAGGTTGTATTTACAAATGTTTCAAATTTTGGAACAGGCCAATATTCTCTGACATTACCGTTTGCTTCAAAATATCACACTGATGTTTATGGTGGATCTATTCACGATTCAGTAAATCAGGGTGTAGACCACTATAGCATTAAAGGCCATTTATCGGATTCAAGCACGGCCATGACTATTTGGGGTGTTGGAAGTTCTGCAAAAGACGAACCATTTGACCACAATAGCCCAATAGGTCTTACAACTGCAGACAAATTCCACATGTCGTTTACATACATCTGCGAATAGAAGAAATATGGACATAGTCTACATTTGTCGTAAAGGCGACAACGAAGAGCTAAGGTATTCGTTACGATCTGTGGTTAAAAACCTACCAGAGGGCCGTGTATGGGTTGTGGGGTATAAGCCTGGATGGTATGCTGGGGACTTTATATCTGTACCAGACGTATCTTCTAAGTTCAATAACATTCACAACCTTATTAGACATATCGCATTTGATGATCGAATTAGTGATGACTTTATTATGATGAATGATGACTTCTTTGTGGTTAGACCTTTGGATACCGTGCCTGTTTATCATGGTGGGTTGCTGAAAGACAAGATAGATAGTTATTACGATCTAAGCCCATCATCTTCATACAACAGGTTTCTGTCTAAAACATATAACAATCTAGTTAAGCATGGCATAAAAGAGCCACTAGATTACGATATCCACATTCCTTTGCCGTTCAATAGTACGAAGCTTAAAAAAACAATTATGGAAAAAGGATTACCCAGATCAACGTATGGCAATCTTGCTGGTATTGGTGGAGAATATATGCCAGATGTAAAGACTTATTCAAATGGTAGCAGGCTGTCTAAAAGGTCTCACGACTTTCTAGATTCAGAACTCCCATACATTTCTTGCGAGGATGGTTCTTTTAATTCCATCTATCAGAATGTTCTTAAGGATATGTTTCCTGAGCCTACAGTGTACGAGTGCCCTCGGCAGGAATCGAACCTGCGACCAAGAGATTAGAAGGCTCTTGCTCTATCCACTGAGCTACGAGGGCCAAAGACTTACGCCTTTGTTTTCTTCTTTGGTCCGTTAGCTTCTTTATAAATGCGTAGTTTGTTGCAGTTTGCACAAAGAACGTAACTGTTTGTAACTACCTTTTTGAATGCGTCAAAGTCATCCTGGTCCTTGATGTCAGCAATTGCCTTGTCAAGATCTGGGATGCTTACGTATTCTAGTTGCACAAAGTGTAGATACTGGCTACAGCCTTGGCATGGCTTACGCATACGAATATTCTCTGCATAGGTACGAGCCTTATCCTGAATAGGATTGCTTGTCTTTACTTCTTCTGTCATTTTAACTGCTTCCTTGTTACCTAGATAATAAGAGATTGTGCCTCTTGAGCAACCAAGGATTTTTTCTATCTCTCGGTAGCTCTTGCCTTCATCCCTAAGTCTGATTATGTCTGCTTTATAACTCATAATCAATTATACCAAACTCTGTCTGGTTTCCATAATGTTATCAACAATACTGAGCATCTCTTTAACGCCTACATAATTAGGGATAACCCAGTCAAAACTGTAGTAGTCAAGATCGATCTCTGATGTGTGATTGTTGACTGGTTTGCTACCTGGCTTGTTTATTCTCCAGATTTGCCCACCACTTTTAACAATAGCATTTGCTTCATTTCTATAGCGAGTATCCGCAAAGACTACGTTCTTGTGTTCTTTAGCCCTTATAAGCCCTTGATTAACCCAGAAGTCATCGCCAAACATTTCTCTACCAACCTCTGTACCAAGACGCTGAAGCAATTCTCTGGCATCGCTAGACAAACGCTTTACCTCTTCCCATCCCATGTGGTCAACAGCACTGGAAAGAGATGCTCCGTTAAATTCATCTATGCGAATTCTTGGGTCAAGTCTGTATAGTGCTTGACGGATAGGATCAGCAAACGATACCTTTACAAAACCATAGTTTTCAACAAGGTGGTTGGCAACTGTGTCCTTTCCTACCTGTGCATAACCGCTAAGTCCAATAATCATTTGTGCAACGCCTTAAAGGTTTCTGGGAATACAGAGTTAGATAAATCCTTAACAGCAAGTGCATAGTCTTGAATTTCTTTTTGTGCATCGTGCTCAAGTCGCTGGTCAAGGAATGTCATTATTCCCTGTAGCGATACAGTCCAACGCCAACGTACATACATTCCATATGCTGGCAGGAACAGACGAGCAATCTCTGGTGCGATATTGTCATTCATTGCTTCGTGATAAAGGGTAACACTCTCGTTAATTAGTTCATTAAGCTTATTAGTGTAGTGATACCCAAGACCAAAGTGAACTGGCTCACCACTACCCTGCTTGCTGTTCTCTGGTTTGCTACGCCAAGACGATGCACTGGGCACATAGAACTCTTCTTCTTCCGTAATGTATCTACGAGAAGATTCGTTCCAGCCATTTTGATCGTCTATGTGTGTAGAGCCTACTGCGTACTTCCACCACTGTCTTGCGACGAAGAGGGGTGCGTAGACTTCGAACGTGAGTGCTGCGTGACGAAACGGCGACGTGTGGCCTTCACGAATGAGGAAGCCAATGAGCTTTGAGTCTTTTTCGGTAAAGACTTCAGACTCTTTATCGTAAGATACACGTGCAGCATTAACAACAGATAAATCATTGCCAAGAGTGTCAACAAGACGTACATATCCTTTGTCCAATACATTAATTTGATTTTGCAATTCTATTCCTACTAAATTGATTTGGCTTCTTCAGCAAGTTCCTGAACCACTTCAATGACGTGCTTTACGTAGTAAGAAAAGTGCGGATCTTCTGTTGCTGTCTCGTTAAACTCTTTAACGAATACAGAGATTACTTTGTCATATGCGGTTAGCATACCCTCACGAACTAGAGATGCGACAACAATCTCCTGCTCTGGTGTTAGGTTGTCTAGGTTAAGGCTAATCATTTGTAATCACCGCAAAGATATCACGGTATGGCATAATAACCAGGTTGTCTCCATTGTGCTCAATCTCAGTGCCAGAATACTTGGAGTAGATAACCTTGTCACCAACCTGCAGATCAATAGTCATCTTAGTTCCGTCAGCAAATGTTGCACCAGAACCAACTGCCACAACAACTCCTTCGGTTGGCTTTTCTTTTTCCATCTTTGTAATGATAAGACCAGATGCAGAAGTCTTTTCTACTTCTTCAATTGGCTTTACGACTACCTT